CCCCACTTGACAAGTGGGAGGATTCCTGACAGGGCGAGAGCCCAATTAATGGAAGGGACACCTTTCTTTTCTAGGAGCAGACCGATCTATGAATGTGATGACAGGATCACCAAAAGTGAAGACGAGAAGTCAACCAAATAACGTAGTAAGTGTGAGCTTGAACGAGAATTTTAATTCTTCTCATGTCTCTCAAGGAACCTTTTCTAATGGTTCATATACTTACGGCGTGACTGGGGAGACCATCGTCTATACGACAAAGCGAGCTAATCAGCGAGCTAAGTCGAATTACTGCTATCACGTTAAAGATCGATTCTTTTACCCGGGTGGGACTGATGCGCAAGCTTTAACGCTCGTCAGTCCTGCAGGCTGGACCACGGATTACCGTGGAGCGCATGCAAACGCGTGTAATGCTAGAAATACCATAGTTAACGCCGCGAAAACTGCTCTGGTTCAAACCGGAGCGGGAGTACTAGGCGCTAATGGCCAGGCTTGGATTAACAATTACTTTGCTAATGTCCAGCCCGATCTGACGTCTGTGTCTATCCCTAATTTCCTTCTGGATATTGAGGATTTGACACGGATATATCAGCTATGGAAGAAAAGATCGAAGGATTTCCCACGGTATATAAAAACCGTGAAGAGAGCTTCGAAGAAAGATGTTGTCAATTCTATTCCGGAGAAGTTCGTTGCGTATAAGTTTGGGTGGAAGCCAACTGTGGCTGACCTCACCGACTTAATCAGCGGCGTGATTGATCTTAGGACAAAATTGGCTGAGTTCGAGTCTAAGCTGGGAACGCTTTATCAAGCGAACTCCGGTGTAAACCACGGACTTCCAACTTCCGCGAACGGTACTACCGTGTATCCGAGTGGATCACACACTTGTACATGGACAGCAAACTGCCAACGAAAGGCGGCAGTTTCCATCACTTATGCACCGCAGCCTTTAGCGGTCATGGGATCGTTGGATCTGGTCCTACGGGGTCTTCTTGACTCTATGGGATTTGAGCTGAATCCTCGCATCATTTGGGACGCAATACCGTTCTCCTTCGTTATCGATTGGTTCTTTAACGTTGGAGGATTTCTTGCGCGTTACAAAGTAGATGCGTTGGAA